GATGGCTTCAGCTTCAAGCTGTTCGGCCACGATGTGGTGCTGATGAGCGAGGCGCTGGTCTCTTCCAAGGAGACCATCTTCTACGGCGATCCCAAGGCCTACAAGGTGAACATCTTCAAGGCCCTGGAGGTCAAGCCCTTCGAGACTGCGACCACCACGAACATCCAGTTCCGCGGCGCCTGCCTGGCTGACGGCGAGCTGCTGGACACCAGCGCGTTCGTGAGGTTCGCTCAGACCTGATGAGATGGGGGTGAGCGCATGAAGACGATGATCGCAATCCCCTGCATGGACATGATGCCGGTTCCCTTCGTGCGTTCGCTCCTGTACCTGAACAAGGGAGACGAGGACCGGGTGATCATGTCCAGCAGCTCGCTGATCTATGACTCCCGGAACCAGCTCCTGGAGAAGGCCATCGGGTACGGCTTCGACCGCATCCTTTGGCTGGACTCCGACATGGATTTCCCAACCTTCACGATGGACCTGCTCCACGAGGACCTGAACGCCGGACACGAGATTGTCAGCGGCCTCTACTTCAAGCGCCGGAAGCCCTTTTCTCAGGTCGTGTACAAGGAGTGCTGCCTGGTCGAGAAGGATGGCGCGAAGGTCCCGACCGCCGAGTGCTATGACGATTACCCGAGGGACGCGCTCTTCGAGTGCGCGGCCTTCGGCTTCGGCTGCGTGATGATGACGGTGGACGCTGCCAAGCGCATCTGTGACGCGCTGGGCAAGTGGCCCTTCATGCCGGCGAGCGGCTTCGGCGAAGACATGAGCTTCTGCATGAGGGCACGACATGTCGGAATCAAACTGTGGTGCGACAGTCGGCTGAAGGTCGGCCATGTTGGCTACAAGACCTTCGACGAGAATGACTTTGCAGGAGGTGAGATCAATGCTTGAGGCAGTACGCAAGGCGCTGCGGATCAAGACCACGGCCTACGACTCCGAGCTTGAGCAGCTGATTCTCGCGGCCCAGCTGGACCTGGGTGTGGCTGGTGTGGTGCTCGAGAGTAACAACACGCTGGACGCGCTGGTGCAGCTCGCTGTGATCACCTACTGCAAGATGCACTTCGGGCAGCCCGACGACTATGACCGGCTGAAGCGCTCCTATGACGAGCAGAAGGCACAGCTGGCCACCTGCACCGGATACACCGACTGGAACGACGGGGAGTGACAACATGAGCAGATGGAGCGTGGTCGATCTCGTTCAGGAGACGACCAGGGCCCACGGCGTGCATGACAGCGTCCCAGAGACGACTCGCCGGCTGGATTGCCTGGTGAAGAGCGTCACCCGGTCGGAGTTTTACAGCGCCCTGACTGTGGGAGTGCGGCCCGAAGTCGTCCTCAAGCTGACGCTCGCGGAGGACTACGAGAACGAGCGCCAGGCCGATTTCGAGGGGACGCGGTTTGAAGTGCTGCGGACCTATGAGACAGACGACGGAGGGATCGAGCTGGTCCTGGAAAGGGCGGATGGACGATGAGCAACATGATCGACCGGTTGATCGACAGCCTGAACGAGATCGAGGGCATCGAGTTCGTCCGGGACGCCTGGATCAACGACGAGTCCGTCACGCATGGCGTGGTGTCGATGAATGGCGAGGTATCCGGCTGCTGGGCAGACGGGCACATGATTGACCAGGCCTTCCGGCTGCGGATCGCCATCTACGTGAAAGACGGCGAGGATAGCTGGCTGGATGCCGTGCAGACCGTGCTGGACGATGAGGACATCGCCTACACCCTGCCAAACCGGACCTACCTTTACGACGCGGATACCGTGGAGTGGGAGTGGTCATGCACCATTTACGGGCCGCTGGAGGTGGACGATGGCGAGGCTGGACTTTGACGGCTTTGAAGCCCTCGACGGGCAGTTTGCCAGGCTGCTGAACCGGGGGACCATCCGCCGGATCGTGGAGGCGGGCGCCCGGAAGGACGCCGACGAGATGCGCGCCAACATCACCGCCGCGAGCCATGTGCGCACCGGCAGCATGCTGGAGGACGTGCGCCCGGGTGACTACAAAGAGGACCTGGACGGCGCCGAGATGGTTGTATACCCCAGGGGTAACGACAGAAACGGTGTGCGCAATGCGACGAAGGCCTATGTCATCAACTACGGCCGGGGCGGGCGGCGCACGCGGCGCATGGGTGACAGATTCATCACCGGCAAGCTGGACCAGACCGAGAAGGCCGTCCAGGACGCCATGCAGCAAGAGAGCGACCGGATCCTGGCAGAGATCAACAAGTAAACGGAGGAATGAGATATGGCACGAATTGGGCTCAAGGGCCTGACCTACGCCAAGGTGGCCAGTGGCGGTGACGGCACCGCCGTCACCTACACCGGCGGCAAGCAGAAGGCGGACCTGATGGTCCGGGCGAATGTGCGCTATGAGCGCGACAACGCCAAGCAGTACGCGGACGACCATGCGGTGGAGAGCGTCAACGGCATCACCGGCGGCAGCGTGGAGCTGGAGACGGCGAGCCTGCCGGACGAGGTGATCTCCGACTTCATGGGCTACACAATCACCCAGGGCGAGATGGTCGTCACCGACGACGAGGCGCCCTACCTGGGCATCGGCTACTACACCAAGGAGATCTTCCACGGCGTGAAGAGCTTCAAGTCCTACTGGTTCTTCAAGACCCAGCCGGGCATGACCGAGGACAGCGCCGAGACCAAGGGCCAGAGCACCACCTTCCAGAACTCGAACATCACGGCCGATCTGCTGGGCGTGGTGCAGAGCGAGGGCGGCGCGGTGGAGTTCCAGGCCACCAAGACCCACACCACCGAGGCTGCGGCCATTGCCTGGCTGAAGACCAAGGCGGGGATCTCGACTTAACGACAGGGGCGGGCAACCGCCCCATTTTGACCGATTTTGGGAGGGTACTATGGCGCATGTCATCATCAACGGCAAGGCCTACGGGCTGCGCTTCGACCTGGGTGCGCTGGAGACCGTCGAGACCGAGTTCGGCGATCTGAAAACGGTGTTCGACAATCTGAAGGAGGGCACCGACCGGATGGGCACCATCAAGCGCATGTTCGTGATCATGGCCAACTGCCAGCGCGGCTTTGACGGCGAGGCCGAGGACGTGACCGTGGACGCGCTGAAGCGCGCGCCGCTGTCGGTGCTGTCGCAGCTGAGCGAGGCCATCGTGGGAGCCATCAAAGAGAGCATGGCCGTGGAGACCGCCAACGGCGGCGCGGCTGACGACGAGGTGCACGACGGCTTCCTGGAGGAGCTGGACGCAAAAAACGCGAAAACCGGCGGTTGACGCGGGCCCGGGAGTATTACGGGTACGCGCTGATCGCCGGTATCGGCGTGGGCGAGGCCCGGCGCATGCTGCCGGGCTTTGTTATGGACATGTATAAACTCCGGGCGGAGTACGACGCCCGGCTGGCCGGGGCGCAGATCGCCCGGAAAAACGGACTGATGTGAGGTGGACGGGATGGCGGGCAAGGAGATCAAACAGACCATACGGCTGGACGGCGAGCGGGAATACTCCCAGGCCATCCGGGAGGCCCAGCGCAACCTGCGCACGCTGCGCAGCGAATTGAAGGCGGAGACCGCCGAGCTGGGCGCCAATGCCACCGCCCAGCAGAAAAACGAGGCGCGGGCCAAGAGCCTGAAGGCGCAGATCGCCGAGCAGGAGAAGGTAGTCGAGACCCTGAAGAAGGCCCTGGCCGAGGCGAAGCGGGACTATGCCGACAACGAGGACGTGGTCCAGAAGTGGGAGCGGCAGCTGAACGACGCCCGCGCCACCCTGGCCAACATGCAGTCCGGCCTCTCCGAGGCCCAGAACGCCATGCGCGGGGCCAGCGACGCCACCGCCGAGGGCGTTGTGGCCACCAAATCCTTTGCCGACGCGCTGGGCAGCATCGCCAGCGCCGGGGAGAGCGTGTCCACGGCTATCGAAAACATCTTCACCGGCATGATCTCCGGCGTGCGCGACGCTGTGATGGATCTGTGGGAAGTGATCGGCGACACCGCCTCCAAGGCCAACAACTGGACGGACATCGCGGGGTATTGGAACACCGACCCTGCAAATGTGGAGAAGTGGGCCCGGGCGGTGGAGGCCAGCGGCAACAGCTTTTCCGACTTCGAGACCATCGTCTCCCGGCTGAACCTGGGCGGCAAGGGCAAGGAGATTGCGGAGCTGCTGGGCGTCAGCGACGTCAACTACACAGACCAATGGGACTACGCCGTGGCCGTGATGGATCGCATCAGTGAGCTGGGCAAGTCCGGCGGCCTGCCTGATGGCATGTGGGAGACGATCTTCGGCGAGAAGAAGGCCACGAAGGTCATGGACCTGGTCAATGACTGGGACACGATCCGCGAGGGCCTGACCACCTTCAACGCCGACGAGGGCGGCTTCGGCATGGGTTCGGAAGATCTGCAGACCATGAACGACCTGTACGTGCAGATCACCACCATTGAGCAGAAGTGGGTGGCGCTGAAGGACCAGATGGCCGCAGGCTTCGGCAGTATCACCGCCGACCTGATGGTGAACGTCTCCGGCGGCCTGGACGCGCTGAACGAGTTTATGAACGCCGACAGCGAAGAGGAGCGGGAGGCTGCCCTGGCAAAGTTCCGGGAGAATGTCGAGGCGTTTTTCCGGAAGATTGCAGACGCGATTCGCGAGGCTGTGGGCGTGCTGAGGAACGTCGGCGAGGAGCTGTCCAACAGCGACGACCCGGTGGTGGCAGCCGTCGGCAACCTGCTGAAGAGCCTCACCGACGCTTTCCAGTGGATCATCGACAACCAGGACAAGGTGAAGGTGGCCCTGGAGGCCATCTTCGGCGTCTGGTTTATGGCGAAGCTGGCGATGATCTCCGGCAAGCTGGCGTCCATCGTGGCCCAGATCGAGGTCATCAAGGCCTTCAAGGGAATGAACATCGGCGGCAAGGCCGTCGAGACAGGCGTGGAGACCGCTGCGGGCGCCGGAGGCGGAGGGCTGGTCAAGGGCCTGGGCATGTCCGTAGGCATGGCCGGCGGCGCGGCGACGGTCGTCCCGATCGCGGCGCTGGGCGCTGCCGGTGTCGTCGGCGCGAAGATGATCGACGCCAACCTGAACGACGAAAAGCTGAACGCCGTCTACGGCGACGGCAGCGGCGAGGACGGCCTGCTGGGCACCATGTCGCAGGAGAGCTGGCGGCGCGCCTTTGAATACTACAAGATATTCAGCGACGCCGAGATGACCGGCACCGAGGAGGCCTTCGACGCCCGCGACAGGCTGTTCGAGAGCCTGGAGAGCGACGGCATCGACCTGTCTGAACAGGGCGTCAGCCTGCTGGAAAACACCTTTGAG